AGCTCATTCTCTCGGGCACGCCCATCAAGAACAAGGCCATCGACATTTACAGTCAGTTCCGGTTCTGCGACCCGCGCGTGTTCGGCACCAACTTCTATGCGTTCCGTAGCAAATATTGCGTGCTGGGCGGCTACCAGAACCATCAAATTGTTGCGTATCGCAATCTGGACGAGTTGACACGCCGCATGGGCAGCATCAGTGTCCGCGCGACCAAGGCCGAGGCGCTCGACCTGCCCGACCAGATTTTCGAGGACCGTGTGGTGCGGCTGACTGCGAAAGAGCGGCAGATTTACGACCGGGTACGCCGCGACAGCTTCGCGGAGCTGGACAACGGCGACCGCCTGACTGCCGCGACCGTGCTCACCAAGCTGCTGCGTTTGCAGCAAATTACCGGCGGTTTCATGCAGCCGGACGAGAGCGACAAACCCATCTCGACCGGCACGGCCAAACTGGATGCGCTCGCGGACATCGTGGACGACTATGTGCTCCAGACTGGCGAAAAGCTGGTGGTATTTGCACGGTTCCGCACCGAGCTGGACGCCATCTGCAAGTTGCTGGAGAAGCGCGGTTTACAGTACGGTTTGATCTCCGGTGAGGTGCCGCAGAGCGAACGCGGAGGTATCGTGCAGGATTTTCAGACCAATTCCGAAACCAAGGTGTTCGTGGCGCAGATCGCCACCGCAGGACTGGGCATCACGCTCACGGCGGCCAGTCTGACCGTGTTCTATTCAATGGGTTACAGCTACGCCGAGTATGAGCAGGCCACCGCACGCACACACCGCATCGGCCAGCAGCAGAAATGCACCTACATTCACCTTGTCGCGGAGAATACCGTGGACGAACAGGTGATGAAAGCACTGAAAGCCAAGGAAGAACTTGCTGCCTCTATCATGGATAACTGGCGGGAAGTCTTGTAAATCAAAGGAGGAATATCAATGGATAACACGACCAAGAGCATCCTGCAGATGGCACGAGGCGCCATCACCGAGCGCGCGGACTACGAGATGGCGCGTATCATCGGCAACATCATGGATGCGAACACCAAGGCAACCGCCAAGCGCAAGCTGACCCTCACGCTGGAGCTGGTACCGGACGACGAGCGCCGCAATATCTCGGTCAGCGTGACCGCCAAGTCCACGCTGGCGGCGACCAACCCGGTAACGACCTCGCTGTACATCGCCGGTCAGGATGCGGAACACGGCGTACAGGCCGTGGAGTGCCTGCCGCAGGTGCCCGGTCAGTTCGACATGGACGGCGGCGAGGCCGAAGCACCCGCAACCCTCAAGATCGTTAATTTCGCCTAATCAACCAACCCGACATGATATAAGGAGGACTTTACAATGGATATGACCCGTGAAGCAATGGAGAAGATCGAGCAACTGACCCAGCCCATCATCAAGGAGGTAGACGGCCACACCTACGCCATCACCGCAGGCGGCATCACCGAGATCAAGCCGGTGCCCGATATGCCCGATCCGCTGGCGCTGACCAGTCTGGACGCGCTGGTGAAGCTGGTGCGCACCGAGGCTCTCAATATCGCAAAGTATATCAACCCCATCTACATCACCGTACCGGACCCGACCCTCGTCAAGTGCTTCGGCCAGCCCGACCCGAACCTCGGGGAAACCCGCCTGACCTACTACCACGCCAAGGCCACCGACGTTCCCGGCTGGGAAAAGGAAACCACCCTGTCGTTCGAGGCGGCCATGATCGCGCTGCGCACCCGCTTTGAGCACACGACCGACACCGACTATGCGCTCAAACTGCTTAGCGAAATCACCACGGGCGCCAAGGTGACGTTCAACGATAACGGCATTGCGACCACGGTCGTCACCCAGAAGGGCATCGCGCTGCAGGGCAACGAGAGCATTCGCCCAATCATCACGCTCAAGCCGTTCCGCACGTTCCAGGAGGTCGAGCAGCCGGCCAGCGAGTTCCTCATCCGAATCACCGATCGCGGCATCAAGTTCATTGAGGCCGACGGCGGTATGTGGCGGCTGGCCGCACGCAAGATCATCAAGGCATGGCTGGAAAACGCCCTTGACGTAGAGGTGGAGAACGGCAGCGTCGTAGTGGCGCTGTAAGGCAGACAGGCATATGCGGTCGGTGGAAACGCCGGCCGCACTGCATGAAAAGGAGAACAGCATGGACATTTTACAGAAAATCGACCAGTACCGCGCACTTCTCGACCGCAAGGACGAGCTGGTAGACCGCACGAAAGAGGTCAATCTCGCAATCCAGACCTGCCGCGATGAGCTGGCGGGCATGATGATCGAGGCGGAAACGCCCAAGGTCAGCCGCGAGGGCTACGGCTACTCGGTGACACAGAAAGTCAAGTACACCAAGGCTGCCGGTGTCGATGCGGAGCTGATGGAGGCGCTGCGCGAGAATGGTCTGGGTGACATCATCCGCGAAACCGTGAACGCCCAGACCTTGCAGGGCGCGATGAGCAATCTGGCAGAGGAGAACGACGGCGAACTGCCCGAGGAGTTCCGCACGCTCATTCGCGTATACGAATTTTACGATGTGAGCCGCAGAAAGGAGCGCGCAAAGTGAAAACCTATACCCTTACCGTATCCACGGACGACCACTGCTACTGCGGCGTGTCGTTTCAGGCCGATACGATGGCCGACCTCACCGAGCTGGTGGACCGCATGAGCCTGCTCGACGAGGAACACAAGAACAACTATCTGATCTCTGCGACCAAGGAGGAGGACAAGCATGAGTAACGAACTCGTACCCAAGACCGGCTTTGCGCTGGCACCGATGGACAACAGCCTGCTGGACATGATCCGCGAGGAGCTGGACGGCCTCGGCAGTATCCCGTTTGACGTTGTGAAGATCCCGTCCGGCGGCGGTGTGGCCTTTGAGGTGCCCGGCGACGATCCGGACAACCCGGACGTGGTAAAGGAGCTGACCGGCGTTATCGTCGAGCACCACCCGATGAACAGCTACTGGGCGGATGCGTATTCGGGCGCGGGTGCCGCTCCGGACTGCGCCAGCATGGACGGCAAGACCGGCATCGTGGCCGCGACCGGCGAGTGCATCGACTGCTCGATGTGCAAGTTTAACCAGTTCGGCAGCGACACGGACGGCCGCGGCAAAGCCTGCAAGAATCTGCACCGCATTTACATCCTGAGGGAGGGGGAAGTCCTGCCGGTCATCTTCAATGTGCCGCCGACGTCGCTGAGGCCATTCAAGGACTATCTGGCCAAGCGACTGCTGCTCAAGGGCAAGCGGGCCAATCAGGTGGTAACGCGCATCACGCTCAAAAAGGCACAGAACGCAGGCGGCATCAGCTACTCGCAGGCCATGTTCAGCAAGGCGGCTGACCTCACGCCGGAGCAGATGGAGGTATTGCAGCCGACCATTAAGGCCGTGCGCGAGATGGCGCGACAGGTGCCGGTGGACATTATCGAGCAGGTGGACAGCGATGAGCCTGCACCGTTTGAGGAATAAGTGGTCAATCTTTGCCGGAGTTGACCATTTAGGGTCAACTTTCCGTGGTTTTCGCTCCATGGATGAAAGCCAAATTTGCAAGGAGGTATAGACATGGAGGAGAAAATCAATCTGGACGAACACCTTGATTACAGGAAGCTGTTCACGGCCATCGTCGAAAAGCCGACTGTCAGCGGCGACAGTTTAACGGGCTGCTGTCCCATTCACAAGGACAGCAACCCGAGCTTTTCGGTCAATCTCAAGACCGGACAGTGCAAGTGCTTTTCCTGCGGCTGGTCGGGCAACTATGTGTCGCTGTATGCACAGCTGCACGGCCTGACGAACAAGGAGGCGTTCAAGGAAATCCTGCACCAAGCAGGACTGGACAGCGCTCCGGCGGCAAAGCAGGCGGCGAAACCCCGTCAGACCTACACGGTGCAGGAATACTGCCTGGAGAAGCGTTTCGACCCGGAATGGCTGCACTCGGTCACCGGCATGGAGAAATGCGGCTGCGACCGAAACGGTGATGCGTGGCTGCGTATCCCGTACTACGATGAACAGCACCGCGAAACCCTGTTCCGCAAGCGCTACCGCAAGGATGCCGCGTGCCGGTTCAAGTGGGGTGCAGGCTCGGCGGGAAAGCTCATGCTGTATGGCGAATGGACGCTGCCCGAGGTACGAAGCGACGGCTACGCTATCCTCGTTGAGGGCGAGAGCGACACGCAGACACTGTGGCTGCTCGGCCTGCGGGCACTCGGCGTGCCGGGCGCATCGACCTACAAGCCGGACTGGACGGAACGCCTGCAAGGCTTAAAGCTGTACTTACACATCGAACCGGACAGAGGCGGTCAGGTGTTCCTCGAGCAGATGACCCGCAAGCTGCGCGACGGCGGCTTTGAGGGCGAGGTCTACCAGTGGAGCTGCAAGCAGTTCGGTGTAAAGGACCCGTCCGACCTGTACATCCAGTGCGGCAAAGACGAGGCGGCAGAGAAAGTCAAATCGGCGCTAAAAGATGCCAAACGTATCGACCTTGCCGACCTTGCGGCGAGTATTCCGGTGGCGATTAAGGATGCACCGCTGCATCTGCGCCAGCCTGCGGGCTTCATTTACGACGAGCAGGGCATCCACCTCATCGACGAGAAAACGTCCCAGCCGGTCATGGTGTGCCGCACGCCCATCCTCATCACCAAGCGCCTGAAATCGCAGGAGTGCGGCGAGGAAAAGATCGAGATCGCGTTCAAGCGTGACGGCAGGTGGCGCACAGCGGTTTTCCCGCGCACGACCGTGTTTGCCGCGCGGAATATCATCGAGCTTGCCCGCTTAGGTGCGACCGTGACAAGTGAGAACGCGAAAAACGTGGTCAGCTACCTTGCGGCGCTGGAAAGCGAGAACATCGACGTCATTGAAACGGTCAAAAGCGCCGAGAGCTTCGGCTGGCAGACGAATGGGGGTTTCCTGCCGTGGCACGCGGACGGCGTGGTGCTGGACGCACATCCGAGCATGGAGCGCTGGGCGGGCGCGTACCAGAAGAACGGCTCTCTGGAGGACTGGATTGCGCTTATGGCACCGCACCGGAGCCGTTATCGCTTTCGGTTTATCCTTGCGGCCGGATTTGCCGCGCCGCTGCTGCGTATCATCCGCCAGCGCATTTTCTTCGTGTACAACTGGGGCGGCTCACGCGGCGGCAAGACGGCGGCGCTCAAGGCAGCTCTGTCGGCATGGGGTGACCCGGAACGACTGATGGCGAACTTCAACGCCACGCAGGTAGCCTTGGAGCGCATGGCAGGCTTTTACTGCGACCTACCGATGGGCATTGACGAACGTCAGCTTGCGGGCAACCGGCAGGAGGGCTTGGAGAAGATGGTATATATGATCGCCAACGGCACGGGCCGCAGCCGCGGTGCGAAAGATGGCGGCTTGCAGGCGCTCAAAACGTGGCGCACGGTGGCACTGGCGACCGGCGAGGAACCCATCGGCCGCGAGAACAGCATGACCGGCGTTTCTACCCGTGTTATCGAGGTCATCGGCGCACCGTTCGATAATGAGGCGGCGGCCAGCGAGATGCACCAGCACGCAGGCGACAACACCGGCTGGGCGGGCGATGCATTTCTGGATTACATTATCTCGCTTGGTGACGAGGTGATTGCCGGGTACTTTAACGAGCTGTTTGACGAGGTAAAGCCGCTCATCGGCACCGCGAACGGCAGCCACGCAGCAGGCATTGCGGCGGTCGTGACGGCAGATTATCTGCTCTCGCGCCTGTTCTTTGCCGAGCGGGACAGTGAGGCACGCGCACACGCGCTCCAGATGGCGCAGGCCGTCATGGGCGATATGCAGGCCAACCAGCCGCCCGATGTCAACGAAAACGCCGTCAGCTTTATCCGAGACTGGGTGACTTCGGGCAGCACGCGCAACTTCGGCAAGGACTGCACCGGCACCTGCTACGGCTTTCTGGAGGACGAGGTGGCGTATATCATCCCGACCTCGCTGCGTGAGGCGCTGGAGCACGCAGGATTTTCGTATCGAAAAACCATGAAGCACCTTGCGGATACCGGCGGTATCGTAGTCGGCGCGGATAAGAAAACGTCTGTGCAGCGCTGGTTCAACGGTCGGAACGGTCGCTTCATTGCGTTCCGCATGACAGAAGAACCGCAGCAGGATTTCACCGAAATTTCGGACGGCGAACCCAGTCCGTTCGACGAAAATCCTAACACCTAACATTTAGGTGTTAGGCAGGTGTTAGGTTAGGTGTTAGGCGAAAAGTGTAGGCGTGGTCTATGTTCTTCCTAATTCCTAACACCCTAACACCTAATTCCGTAAGGAATCCCTTGCGCGCGAAAAAGTTTGAAAACGCATGGTCGCAATGAACTTTTCACAAATATACGGTGTGTGTTCAAAATTTAGGTGTTAGGTGTGCGGTTCTCGCAAATCGCAACCGGCACAGCGCGTCGAACGATGGATTTTGCGGCGGCACAGACGAAACGGCAACAAAACGAACAGATAAATCCTAACACCTGACCTGCTTGCAAGGTGTTAGGAACCCCGAAATCAAGGAGAAAACCGACAAATGACCATAAAAACTTTGCAGAAATTCGGTTCGATGGCGGAGCTGGTTCACTGGCTGGTGAATACCGGCCGTGCGCCCGACCACGCAGCTGCCAAACGCATGGTGCCGAGCCTCATCCCGAAGGAGGCGAAATTCCAGACCGCCATCCTGCAATACCTGAACAGCCTGCCGCACGCGCTGTTCTGGAAAGACAGTGCAGGCGCGTACCAGTCGGGCGGCCACCCGGATATTTCGGGCGTGATGAACGGACGTTACTTCGGCTTTGAGGTCAAGCGGCCGCTGCTCGGCAGGGTCAGTCCTCTGCAGGAGGCGTTCCACGAGCAGATACGGCAGGCAGGCGGACAGGTGTACGTTGTCAGCTATGTGGACGAGGTGCGGGAGATTCTCCTGCAGAACGGTGTGGAGGTGAACGAATGACAGACAAGGAAGAACGTGAGGTGCTGCGGCGGTATCTGCGGCAGTATCTTTCGGCCAAGCGCCGCAAGTGCGACCTCGAACGCCGCCGTGCCCAGCTCCAGCAGGATATGCAGTGCCCGCTCGGTGCTGTCCGGTACGACGGTATGCCGCGCAGCGGTTCACCCAGCGAGGGAGCAGCGGCTTTCGCTTACCGTATCGACGAGGTGGAGCAGCGTATCCGCGCCCAGCAGGATGAGATGGCTCGCGCAGCGCTGGAGATCATGGACATCATCGACTTTTTAGAGCCGGGCAGTCTGGAACGTGAGGTTATCGAGAAACGATACATGGACGGCATGGGCTGGCACGCCATCGAGCGCGATATTCCGATCAGCCGCAGTCAGGGCAGCGTGTACGAAACCCGCGCCATTGATGCCTTGCGGACGTACGCAAAGGTGCGGAGCATGGTCGGGCTGGGGGAGAGAGGAGAATGAGCGATGGAAACAGCGGCAACGAGCCGCAAGCGTAAATCTCCGCCGCTCGGCAAGCGCACCTGGACACCGGAGGACGAAAACTATCTGGCAGAGAAGTGGGGCTATGCATCAGTGCCCGCCATCGCAAAGAAGCTAAATCGCACGGAGAACGCAGTCGTTGTTCGGGCACAGCGGCTCGGATTGGGAGCTGTGCTGATGGCAGGTGGGTACGTCACGCTGAACCAGCTGCTCGCCGCAGTGACGGGAAGGGAACGCGGCAACACCTACCAGCGCAAAAGCTGGGTGGAAAATCGCGGCCTGCCGGTGCACAGGAAGAAAGTCAATCGGTGCAGCTTTTCTGTGGTCTATTTGGAGGAGTTCTGGGAATGGGCGGAGCGCAACCGCAGTTTCCTCGACTTCTCGAAAATGGAGCCGCTGGCACTCGGCTGGGAACCGTCGTGGGTCGCAGAGCAGCGCAAAAAGGATTACCGCGCCTGCGCGATCCAGCGCAAGGACCCGTGGACGGCAGACGAGGACAGCCGCTTGAAGATGCTGCTCGGTCAGCATAAGTACACATGGGCGGAGCTGTCAGAACTGCTGCACCGTACAACTGGTGCGATCCAGCACCGGTGCCGGGATCTCGGCATCAAGAATCGCCCGGTCAAGGCAGATAATCACGGCAAAAGCGCAATGTGGACAGATAACGACTATGCAGTTCTGGCGGACGGTATCCGCCACGGCGACAGCTATATGGCAATCGGACAGGCGCTCGGCAAGTCAGAAAAGGCCGTGCGTGGCAAGGTCTATACGGTGTATCTGACCGAAAGCGCGGACAAGGTGCGCGAATACATGGGCGATGGTCCGTGGGGAGCCGGTGCGCCGGAGCCGAAAGTCAAACAGGCGGTGCATTTGTCCGCTACAAGGACGGAGGTGCGAAAGCAGCTGTCATATCTCGCGGGTCTACTGCGGAAACGGGCGAATGACCTGGGCTACGATTCGTATTGGCAGCGTTTTATGTGCCAGCACTGGGACAACTTCGGCGGCTGCTCCGCCGGCTGCGCGAATTGCGATGACTGCACAGAATTTCGGCGTATCCGTCCGCAGTATTGCGCTCGGTGCGGCGGCACGTTCTACGAGAGGAAGGAGAACCGTTTCTGCTGCGCCTGCCGGACGGCACGGAAGAAGAAAGCACAGCGGCATTGGTGCCGTGTCAATCATAGCTGAACAGGAGAGGAGAACAACCAATGGCAAAATGTAAATTCTGTGGGCAGGGCGTGCGGACTGCACTCGTGTTCCATCCGGCCTGCTGGGAGCAGCGGGCAAACAAGGTGATGGAGGAGTTCTGCGACGAGTATTGCAGATTTCCGCGAGAGATCGAGGACCATGACAATCTTATCGAGCACTGCTCGGAGTGCGTGGTCGCGGAGCTGCTGCGGATGGGAGGCAATGAGGTATGATGCTGGAACTGACGGGTAAGGACATTCTTGCCCTGACCAACGAGAGCAAGCGCAAGGCCGTCCTGGCTGACTGGCAGAACTGGGGCATCTGGCACAAGGCGCCCGAGATCGGGCTTAGCGTGTACCGGCTCGACCTGCCGGACGGCGGCTTTTTCACCGCCAGCTGGTATGAGGGCGATGACTTCTTTCCGGGTGGAGGTACGCATAACGTCAACCGTCCGCGTTTCAATCTCTGCGACAAGGGCGGCAAGCTGAAAGCAGGGAGCAAGGCCGAAAGCCTGCTGACGGACAAGCTCAAAGAGCTGCGGAAGGAGCTGCTTAACCATGGCGCTTAAAATCGTACCGATCTCGCTGCGAGGTGCAAACGCCTATGTAAGAGATCATCACCGTCATCACAAGCCGACGGTCGGACATAAGTTTTCGATTGCATGTGCGGATGGAGATAAAATCGTCGGTGTTGCTATTGTAGGCCGACCGGTGTCGCGCCACTTGGACGATTACTGGACACTGGAGGTCAATCGGCTGTGCACGGACGGCACGCGCAATGCGTGCTCCATGCTCTACGCTGCCGCATGGCGAGTTGCCCGGGCGATGGGATACAAGCGACTTATAACGTACATTTTGGAAAGCGAACCGGGGACAAGCCTGAAAGCCGCTGGCTGGAAGTGTATGGGGAAGGCCGGCGGCCTGCGCTGGACAGGCGCTCGCTGTCCGGAAACGGATCTTTATCCGGCAGAAATGAAATTGAGATGGGAAGTGACGACCTATGAAAACTGACGACCTCATCAAAGCCCTTGGACGGCTGAAAGTCCAGACCGGCTCGCTGGCCTGCCTTGGCTGTGGGCATGAGAATAGCTGCGGTGTGCATGGCTGTGCGATCGCGCGAGAGGCTGCGGTGCGGCTGAGCCTGTATGAACACGCACTGGAGCAGGTCGCGAAGGAGCGCGACACGCTGCTTGCGCAGCTCAAGCGCCTCGGCGGCTGCATGGGCTGCATCGGTCATATGAACCCAGCGGCGCGGCTCTGCACCGACTGCGACGAGACGTTCTGCGCGTGGCAATGGAACGGAGGCGCATCACATGACCGACCGTGAGCTGAATCTTCTGCGCGAGCTGCTCGAAACGCTCGAACGGGACGAGGGCGCGTGCTACAAAGACCGCTCGCACTGCACGCCCGCCTGTCCGCTCTGGATGGCAGGAGAGTTCGACGGAAATATCTGCCTGCCGAGCATCCTTGCACGGCGCGTTAAGCGGCTGACGTTCGGAAAGGCGCTGCCGACAACGAAGGGAGAATAAGCTATGAAAGCAATCCGTAAAAAGCCCGGCTGTGCGCCGGAACTGGTAGAGGTAGAGAATACGCTGAAAGCCTTGCAGCAGGAAGTCGGCGGGTACATCGAGGTCATCACGCTGCCGTATGGCGCGGCGCTAATCTGTAATGAGGAGGGCCGTATCCTCGGGCTGCCGGACAACGGCCGCGTGTGCGGTGTGGATGTTGTCGGTACGGTGCTCATCGTCGGTGTGAACGGTCCGGAGCTCTGCGACGTGCCGGCATTTTTCAAGAGGATGGTGCAGCATGGCTGAATACATTGAGAAACAAGCCGCGCTGGATGCAATCTTACGGGAACCGCCGGACGCGCATTATCCGAGCTGGTACGCAGAGAGGATTAAGGCGCTGCCTGCCGCCGACGTTGCACCAGTGGTGCGCTGTAAAGATTGCGAGAACGCGCAGAACGAGTGTGGCGGCATGATTATATGCCGTGTGTACAAGCACGTAATGTGGCTACAGGATTTTTGTAGCTACGGCAAGAGAAGTAGTGGAGGTGAAAACAATGCCTGAATGTTATTACTGCAAAGCAAAAGAATACTGCATCGCTGCCGCTCAACCGGGATCAGTGGTCTGCATGATAAATCGCCTGAAATACGGCGGATCGCACGCAGACGAACTCCGGACAAGACAGGTAGGCCGTTACTGTCAATTCTGCGGCCAACCGCTTAAAGAAATCGGGGAAAAACGATTTTGCAACAACGTACAGTGCTGGAACCGCTATACCGATGTTTGAAAGGTGAAATGAAATGACATGACATTTGCTAAATTATTCGCTATCATCTACGCCCATCTGGTTTACGCCATCGAGGTCATCGGTGCACTGATTATCCTTGCGTTCCTGCTGGACATTTGCATGAAGCTGTGGTCGCTCATGCAGGACAGAGCCATTGCCAATTACCGTATGCAGTTGCGTATCGCGGCGCTGGGCAAGACGATGCGCAAGATGAAAAAACAGGAGAAAAACAATGAACATAAATGATGTGAATGCGGTGCTTGACGCTGTTGAGGACAAACTGGGGATTGTTGCTGATAATTCCACGGAGATGATGCAGAAGATCGTACATTACAGGATTATGGTGAATGCTGTGGGCGTAATCGCTCTTGCATTTCTGGTGTTGCTGTGCACTATCGCTGCTGTTTGGGGTCATAAGTGTGTGAAAAAAGATCCTTTCTGCATTTATCCGGATGTCATCTGTACAGCGGCTATTACCATAGGGCTATTTGCGTTGGCCTGTGTGCTTTTGATGGCGGCGAATCTGATCGGTTGGATTATGTTTCCTGATATTAGGACTATGGACTATGTTTTAAGACTGATTTGAGAAGGACCAACCATGACGATTAACCAGGCAATCCGCATCCTCGACCCGGAAACGACAGCCGAGGAGCTGGCAGCGATCGAATACTACGGCGGTCTGCACGGCCGCGAAAAGATGGTGGCTGCGTGTGACGAAGTCT